TTGCTTGTATTCTTGTTCTTTCGTCTTTACGATCTTCTATTTCTTTTTCTTTATCTCTTTCAGCCTCTGCTCTAGCTCTAGCTAACTGTATCTGATAATTAAACTCTTCAGCCATTAATTGCTTTTTAATCTGAGCTTCGGTTTGCATTCGTTGTATTTCAAACTGAGACTTAGCTTGCTCTATACTTACTTTTTCTTGCGTAAGAGCTTGTTGCTTTTGAACTTCTGCTAAAGCTGCGGCTTCTGAAGCCTGAGCGTTTGCTTGCGCTTGAGCTTGTATATTAGCCTGTTGAGCAGCTTGGTTCTCTTGCTGTCTTTTTTTCTTTTTAAGTTTTAACAACTGGTTAGCCATTTTAAGGTTTCTAACTTGTCGTATATCAATAGCATCATCAAGATCAATACCACCAGATTGTAAAGCAACTTGTATATTTTGTTCTAATTGTGCTTGAGCCTCTTCGTCTGGTTCTAATTCTAAATATATACCAAAATCATGTAAATTTAAAGAATCAATTTCTTTAAGAGTTTGGAAATTGTAATTTGATACACTTTCTTTAAGTGAGTTAGCTGTTAACGGAAAAGCTAATGAATCAGCTATTTTTAAAGATATATTTTCACAAACTCTAAGAGTTAAATACAACTGAGCCTGCATAAGATGTCTAGTTGCTGTGTTTGATGCATTAGCAGCTAGTTTCTGTAAACCTAGTAATGAATCTTTATCTGGCATCGTCCCATCTCTGGCTTCATTTAATCCGGTTACATCACGTATCATTTTTAAATAATATTCGTACGTACCAATTAAACTTTGTATTTTAGCTTGACCAGATGATGACGCTAACTCTTGAACAGGTACTTTACCAGCATTCATACCGCCATCTTGAGTAAGTGATCTACCAACAACGCTACCAGTTTGGAAGTACATATTAAGTGCTTCTGCTGGATTATAGTTTGTACCGTTACCTAAATCAACTTCAGCTAAACCGTCCATATCTAAGAATACACCATCAGGTACTATTCTAGACATCACTTGTTGTAACTTTAAATGCGTTAGTTGTATCATATCAGCAAAACCTGTTATACGACCTACTAGTGATTCAATTCTACCTTTGTACATTCTAGGTGCGCATATAGAGTAATTCATCTCTACTTTAGTGGTATCAGCATATGGTCTAGACATATTTTCTGCTAATTTCCACTCTAACATATGGTTGTTACCTAAAACTTTAGCTCCTGTGTACAACACCTCAATACTTCTACCAACTCTTTCAAAATTATCATTAGCTGGTGGATCAAAAGTATCTGGTTTTTCTATAGCTTTTAAAAGCCCTTGCTCTGTTTGTTTTATTTTAAACACTTGGTTCATGTATGTTTTGTATTCAAAATACATAACTTGAACAGTGTTTTCATCATAATTACCCCAACCTGTTACATATTGAGAATTACCAGGCATTTTTTGTATTTCGTCTAGTTCAGCATCAGATATATTAGGAAATTGTTTTTTAAGCTCTGATATAGTTATAGATTTAACTTCACCAACATAATATATATCATCAAAGTTTGGGTCCTCAGTATATGAATAAACCATATAAGCTGGATCAACATAATCTATGTTAATACCATTAGATGTATTAAAACTAGTTTTAACAGCAGCGATACCTAGTACAGCTAAATCATAATTTATTCTACGTCGAGTTAAATTATATTTGTTTCTAGCTAGTGTGTTATTAATAACTTCTTCTTCGGCTACTTCTATACCTTGTTTGTAAGATAATTGCATATGAAGTTCTAGCTCTTCAAGAGTAGAAGGTAATTCGTTTGGTGGAATACTAGATCTTGAAAAATCAGCACCAGTATTAGCTTTAGCCTCTTGTATTAAATCTTGAGCAACCATATCAGCCGCTATGTTATTAGCGTGGTCTGTTCTTTTCTTTTGAGACTCAGGATCTTGAGCGTAAGCAACAATATCGTATTCTTTATTAGACATACCATTAACCACAATGTCTACAAACTTAGGTATAACGGGTACTGGTTTCCAGTCTAAATTTAAATAAGACAAATCACCGTTTATTGATAATTCGTCTTTGTATTTAGCTATAGACTGTTCGCCTCTAGCATATAATCTTAATTGATGAAAATTACTATAACTTTGAGCATATCTATTTCCAGAACGACCCTCTTGAAACCACTCTCCTTCAATAGCTCTAGCGACTTGTATGCCGTAGTCTAAACTTGCTTTTACTTCATCGCTAACCACTTGGCTAGGAAAAGAGCTGTTAGTATTAGTGTATACTTTCATTTATCTTATAATTTTTGACGATGTTCCTGTGTTATCGTATCGTTTAATACCTAAATCTATTTTCTTATATTCTTTTTTTGCAACAGGTGTATATCTATTTTTGTTACAAGCCATAATTGCTAAACCAGAACTAATAGATGCATCGTGCTTTGTTCTATTGTTTATATTAAATTTTGCCCAGTCTTCTAGTGTTCTTTGAAAATACATATTGCCATAACCATTAGGTGTGTTACCTACGTTTTCTTCAATATAAGTTTCTATAGCTGCAGCGTGAGCTTGTTTCATATCCTCACTAGAGTTAGGTACACCACCTATTTCTCTTTCAGTTACAGACAACTTGTTATATACTTTATCAGGTCTATTCATTGAAAAACCTCTGTAACCTCTTCTTTTAAAATGATATAATAATCTTGGTTTATTATTCTCTGCTAGCAGTGGCATACCGTAAAATACACAAGCCATTAAAACATCTTCAAAAAATATTTCAGCTGTCTGAGGTCTAGCTATATATTCTAAAAAGAATAAATTTGGTGGTACGTTTTCCATTGAAAACTTAGTTAAACCGTGTAAAGATCCATTAGAACCTCTTTTGTCAACTGTACCAGATATATCATAACTGTCACAACCAAATGCTCCACAATGATCATTGCCTGGATATTTAACACCATTTTTTACAATTATTCTATTTTGTAAATCAGATGGTGGTACCCAAGATATTTTAAATCTACCGTCTTTATTTGGGTAAAATAAAACCCTTGTATCTTTAACGCCGTTTTCCCATTGAAAACTTCCTGTTGTAACTGTAGATGTATTTTGTAAATCAGCGTTGTAATCTATTTGCTGATATATTTTTGTTAAGTTAAATAAAGACTCTTTTGCTTCGTCTCTAAACGCGTGCTCTTCGGTTCTTGGAAACTGTCTGTAGTATTCATTTAAACCATCTTGATCATCTTTTAAACCATCAACCTCGTTTTGCCAGTGCTCTATAACTCCTTGTGTTATTTCGTCTCCAAATGGTCCGAGGGTTTTTTCGCTTGGCGTCTCGAATACAGGTATTCCATAAGAATCAATGAATCCTTCGTAGTTCCACTCCATAGGTATGAACAAAGAATATAATCCTGAGCTAGTCTGTCCGTTGCGGTTTCTCTTATTAACGTCTGATGCATAATAAAGTTTTTTAAAGTTTTCACCACCCTTATCTAAAGCATTAGATGTTGAGCCCATCATGCATTTACCAATAATTCTAGAACCTAATCGTAAACAAGTTTTAGTAACTCGCCAGTTGTTTAGAATATTATTTGGTTTTTCCCATTTACCACTTTCATCGTGGACTAATAGTTTTAACTTTTCACCATCATATGAGTTATCGCCTGTGTTTTTCCAGTCTATAGTGGTATCGAGACCTTCAAGTTCTTCAGGGCGATCTGTAGATGTTATATTTCTTCTTGTTAGCTTTGAAGCCGGAACTCTATATGCGAGCTCTGTTTTTGGACGGTCCATACCGTCTTGTATTGGTTTAAAGAAAAAAGGATAGTTAACCGATATTGGAACAACTTTATCTGTAAACATTTTTTTAGCATCAGGACCAGATTTTGATAATATACCAAAACGTGAATCACTTGATATTGTAGCTTCATTTACAGTTTCACCAGATGCCATAAATGAAAATCCAGATCGTCTGTTTTTAAGGTAGCACATACCAAAGCATCTTTTATCTGCTTTGCAAGCCTCCCAGAATATATAAAATAACCGATTAGCCTCTCTAAAATCTGGGTTTCCAACGTCTATTTTAGACCACTGCAAATACATATAGTGAGTGCCAGTAATATAAGTAGGTTTGTTTTTGTTTTTAAACCAAAAACCTTGTTCACGACGTTTAAATTCTTTATCTATATAATCGTACCACTTTTCCTTAAAACTTTCGTCGTACGTTTTCCAGTCAAATATCGTTTTAATTCTTTGTAACTCTTTTGGATATTCAAATGGTTTCCACTTGTCTTCTTCAAACTCGTGTACATCTTCTTGCTTGGGTAAAGCAATTTTTAAATTCTGTATTTCGTAAATATCACCTATTTTACCTGTTTTACTAATTACAACAATATCAAACTCTTCATTGTAACCATACTCCCATTTGTTATACCTATTTTTTTTATTAATTATTTTAGGTCTAATATGGTTTGGTAATATTTTTATTAATGACTGCTCGTACATTACTTAGATCTTCCTTCAGCAAACCCTTTGAAAGTTTTTTCTTTCTTTTCAATAGGTTTGTTATTAAGTATGTTTTCTTCATCTTCGATACGTTTAAGTATTTCAAACGCATCAAATATAGCTAACTTTTTAGTTGCAGCTGCATTTTTAAGACGATCAGCAGATATATCATCATCTGAATCAACAATAGCTTCTTTAGCTACTTTAATAAGTTCCTCAACTGCTTTTTGCCCAGCTTGGATTATATTCTTTTTCGTCTCCTTGGTATTCATACTTAATTACAATATCATTTGATTTCATACAATATAATCGTTCGTTGTCTATTATAAATTCAAACTCACCGAAAGGTGTGTAACCAACTAGGTCACCAGGAACGATTTTAGCAGCTTCTAAGGAACTATTACCATATTTTAGTATTCCTATAAGCTTTCTTTCTTTATCAAGTGTTAGATCGTTATTATCTAATAAAGGTTTTATAAAACATCTATCTTGAAAAGCTCTCCAATTATTATCACTTTTGTAGAGATAAATTTGGTCAGGCGAACAAAAATATAAATCATCTATAAACTTAGACCTACTATCTTTTCGTTTGCCTCTAGCATCAAAAAAACTTCTAAAAACATTGTGGTGTATAATAACTATATCACCTTTTTTAATTAAAGTAGAATAAGCGGATGGTGTTGAAACTACTTCCGCTGTATTACTTACTGCTCTAAAGTTTTCTGTACTAGTGTTAGTTATAAGGCTTTTGTCACCTACTTTTATTTCATTATCGTAACGCTTATTAACTGGCTTTACAATAAAGTCAAATAAACTTTTCATTAATATTTTAAATCATACTCAACAGATATTGCCATGTTAGAATTAAACTTCTTCCATGGCATTACCTCGTCTTTTTTCTTTATGTATATACTGTAAGAATTTTCAGATTCATTATGGATTATGTCTGATATTTGATGACCACCATAAACTTCTTGACCTACAGCATAATGCATTGCATCATTTTTGTAATCAGAACCTATACTTATTTTTCTAATTACACTGCTCATTATTCTTCTGATTTAACAACGGCTAACTCACCGTCATCTTCTTTTTCAATTACAGTGTAAGAACCGTCTTGCATGTTAATATTAATAGCACCATATTGCTCTTCAAGTTCTTTTTTTGTTTCTTCGATTTCTTGAGACAATACAGCTTGCGCGTGCATTGCTTCGTGCTTACGAACTTCTATTACACCGATTTCAGTTAAAATGTTTTGTAATTTTCCTTGTTGCTCTTGGATTTTTTCCAATTGCTCTTTTGTAATTTTACTCATTTGATTTGATTTAATTAGATTATTTTTAATTACTTATCTTTATTATCACTTGATTTTTTACTCTTTTCCCACGTTCTACCAACAAAATATGCTCCATACACTGTTATAAGTAGTGATTGAAATATTGGTATATATTCTTCAGCTACTTGAAAACCACCAACGTTACCATCAGCAAAAGCTAAAATAGTAAATATAGATGTTAAATAAACAAGTACAAGTGGACGAATATTTTTAGATAAAAACGAATCAGACTGCATGTCCATTTTCCAACGCTCTGTAATTTGATCTTGAGCGTCTTTATCAGCTTGTTCTAAAAGTTCTTGCAATTTTTGTTTTGCAGCTAATCTTTCTTCATCTGTAGTAGTTAACTTATCGATAACATTACCAATATCTTTAATTAAACCACCAGATATAAGACTTAAAAGCTTTTTCATGGTTTCGTTAATCCTTTTGAAACTCTGTAAGCTTTAATTTGTTTACCTTCTTCTTCATTTATTGTCCACTTACCTTCTTTACCTTCATAACCAGGTACACCTGCTTTTGTTAGATAACTAGCTGATACAAGCCCACCAGCTTCTCCTCTTATTCCTTTACTTACCAAATCATCAAATTTTCCAGCGCCAATTGTTTGTGGCTTTCCAGATCTTTCGTCTTTTTTCTTTTTATCGCCATTCCCATTTTTTTCGTCTTGCATAAAAGGCGTGGTAGCTTCTTTGTTGTAACCAGCTTTTTGTAACGGTCCTGATTTTTGATTGTAACCCATGATTTATTTTTTTAATATTCTTGTTAGTGTAACTGTTCTTTTTAAATCTCCGTTAAAAACACATACTAAAGTGTCTTTATGTTTCATTTTGTAATCTATATTAACTGAATAGCCATTTACAGGATTATATAAAGCTGTTTTAAAATTGTTTTTATTTTGAAATAAAATTTTTTCTGTAATAATTTGATTTTCATAAAAACTAAAATTATGAACACTTAAAACCTTATATTCACTAGCTAGTATAGTAGTGTAGTAACTTGATGTTTCGCTTACCCAAGCGCCTTCAAATTGCTCTTGTGCTTTTAATGATAAAGATGTTACCATTAAAAACATAATTAATAATTTTTTCATTTAATTTAATTTAATTTATTTAGACTTATTATAAGCCTCTTTTTCCCAAGGCAAATTTTTAGCCCCTTCTTTCATTGTTTTTCTTGAATATTTTTTACCTTTCCAGTATACATTATTATCATCGTAGTCAAGATCACCACGTTTCATTTGATCTATATGTACTTTTTCATGCTTAATAACTTCTTTAGCTTTTGCTGGACTTAAGTACTTTGATATAAGTATAGTCCCATTGTTATTAGCTAAACCTAAAACACCTTCTTCCATATCTGTATGATATATAGGAGTATTATCGCACTCAAATGGTGGTTTTATTTTAAAAGCCATATTAGTATTTACTACAGCTTTTTTTCTTAATAGGAGAACCAAAACTAGATTGACAGTGCTTAGACATGAAAGATCCTTTCATTTTAACTGGTGAATCACCATACCCCATTTTAGCTGGAGAATCTGTATCGTGTCTAGCGTTTTCTAAATAGTGTAACCTAGCTTTAGGCGTTAACTCTTTATTATAAGCTTCTTTGTAGTCGTATGCTTTACCTGTTTTCATAATTACCATTTTACTTTATCAGCCCACCATGCGGCAGACATTTTACCTTTTTTAATATTTTTAGCGTGTCTAGCTTTAAAACTTTTACGTCTAGCTTTCTGCTTATCAGACTCACCAGACTTAGGTTTACCAGCAGTTCTAACGCCTTGTTGGCCAAATCTAATTATTTTCTCTTTTCCACCTTCACAAGCTTTAACAACATGTGATTTAGTTGGGTGACTTGGAGTTTTTTTAGGCTTATTACAAGCCATTTTAGATTTATTTAGTTTTGCCATTTTCCTCTTTGTTTAGATAGTACCATTTTTGAACAGTATACCCAATTGACACTGCTAACAATGTTAGTTTTAAAATAACATCTATGTCGGCTAGTGATACTGCAAATGCGCTTGCGTTCAATACATATAATTTTATGTCACCAATTGATCCCATTATTTTTTAGCTTTCTGGGTGATTGGCCCAGAAGAGTAAGGTACACCATCCAATTTTAACTCCATTCCAGTAATACCACTACTTGATCCAGATCCGTGAGGTCTACCCACTTGACTCAATGGACCGTCCCATATTGTGTTTTCACCAACTACTCCGCCAGCGTTAACATCTGCTTTTGTTTTCTTTGCCATAATTTATGTTTTATTTTTTATATCCTTCTGTTCTAGCCTTTATAACGTCGGCTTGTGTAATTTTACCGTCACCTGTTTGATCTTTGAAATAAACAGGGGCTTGAACAACACCTGCTTGATTTTGTAATGATCTTTGTCTTTGATCAACATCTCCAAACATTTGATTGCCAGCAGCTGTAACATTATCATTAAACAAAGGTTGAGCTGTACCCATTTGGTTAGCTGGCACCGGTGGAGCATATGTTAATTGTTGATCTGGTATCTGTTGCCCAGTAACAGGGTCAACATACATAGTAGGAGCATTACCTGTAGTAGCTTTTAAGTCTTGTTTGTAAGTAGGCATAATTATCTTTCTTTATCGTTATTAACGTTGTATATGGCTGTAGTTAAAACTTTATCTGTGTAACTATTACCACTTATTATTTTGTTTCTTCTTGAACTAGTTGGTATATCTTCTTCACCAAGCATGATCCTATACATTCTATTTATCAATTGTTTACACTGAAAAGAAACTTGATATATATTATATTTCTGTGTTGTTCTATTTCTGTGTCTCCAAACTTTTATCCAACCATTTTTTAAAAGCTTATTCCATCGCCTATTGTCCCAGCTATAAGAATAAGTACCTATTTTAAAATCCTGCTTAGAAAAATACTCTTTACAATCAAGATATATTAAAAGCTCAAGCTCTGCATCGTTAAGGTTGTTGTTTTTGCAAGCCCATTTGCGTATTATACGGTAATGTTTTAGCAAGTTCATATCCTTAATATCTCTTGCTTCTAGCCTTTTCATAAAACAACAACTACATCTTGTAATTTAATAACGTGATAAAAGTTTTTATCTATCTCTATTTTATGACCAGCGTGTCTATCAAAAAATATACTATCATTTTCTTTTACGCCTATAACGTCATTTCCAATAGAGATTACTTTAGCTTCTGTGTATCTTATATCGTCTTTATGTGCTTCAGCAAGAAGTAAACCACCTTTTGTTTTAGTGGTTCCTTCTTTTACTTTTTTTATAATTATGTTTCTACCTATTGCTTTCATCTCCAACTCTTAAATTATTGATTACACAATCTGTAGATAATATTGTTGTTGCTACTGAGGCCGCGTTTCTGAGTGCACTTTTAGTAACCAGTAACGGATCGATAATACCAGCTCGTACCATATTAACGTCTTTCCCTGTAACCACGTTTAAACCTCTGTTTTTAGTTTGAGGATAAACTACTTCAAGACCTGCGTTTATAAGAATAGTTTCGTAAGGTGCTTTAATAGCGTTTAATAAAACCTCTTCACTTTCATTCTTAGCTTTTGTATTTGTAGACGCGTTGAGCAAAGCAATACCTCCACCTGGAATAATACCCTCTTTTATCGCGGCTTTCGTAGCGCAGATAGCATCTTCAACCCTATCTGTTTTTTCTTTTAGTTCAATTTCTGAGTTTGCTCCAACTTTGACAACTGCCACTTTAGCAGATAAACGTGCAAGACGTTTTTCAAGTCGTATAACTTCAGCAGGAGATTTTTCGGTTTCAAGTTCTTCTTTAATGCGATCAATAATTTCATTGACTTCTGTAGGTGTTTCTTTTATTTGAATGATAGTTTCTTGATCACTTGTAACACTCTTAACGCATTCACCTAGTTTGTCTGGCGATATTAAATCAAGATCATCTCCAAGATCTTCATTTATAACTATAGCGCCAGTAAGCATTGCCAAATCATTTAATACATCTTTTTTAGTGATACCAAATGTAGGTGCATTTATTACGTTAACTTTTATATTTCCTTTAACCTTATTCATAGCTAACGCAGCTATAACTGGCTGCTCCATATCTGCTACAATTAGCAAAGGTTTATTATTTTTTATAACATACTCTAATACTGATTGTATCTGTCTAATGTTTTCAACAGGAGAATCAATCAATAACACTAAAGCGTTATCTAGTTCTGCTGTTTTATTAGCTTTATTAGTAACAAAGTTAGAGTTCGTAAGTCCTTTGTCGTACTGTATACCCTCGACAACTTCAACATATGTTTCTGATTCGCTGGTAGGTTCCATCATAACAACCCCAGTTTCACCTACAGATCTAAAAGCATCTGCAATTACTTTACCTAGTAATGGGTCATTATTAGTTGATATTGTAGCTACAGAGTCAATCATATCACCTGTAACTTTAATAGAATTTTTTTCTAAATACTTAACTACTTTATCAACAGCATTGTTAATACCATTTTTTAAATCTCTGCTATTATAATCATTATTAAGCTTGTAAGCTTGTTTTAATATAGAGTGAGCCAATACTGTAGCCGTAGTAGTACCATCACCAGCTTCTTTAACTGTTTTGCGAGCTGCTTCTTTTAAAAGTGTAGCACCCATGTTTTCTACTGGATCTAATAAAACAATAGAATCAGCAACTGTTACACCATCTTTTGTGATAACAGGTTTACCTGTACCATCTTCAAGAATCACACATTTACCGCTAGCCCCAAGCGTGGAAC